TTCCGCCCGGGCCGCGCCCCTGACACGCTCGTATTCCGCCCAGGCCGCGCCCCTGACACGCTCGTATTCCGCCCGGGCCGGGTCCGTGACACGCTCGTATTCCGCCCAGGCCGCGCCCCTGACACGCTCGTATTCCGCCTGGGCCGAGCCGGAAAGTAAATTGAACGCGGCCCAATCCCAGTCACAGGATGCGGCATTGGCTAGGGCGAACTCCTCCGTCAAGGCGACGCGAGGGCCGAATAAACCCTCCAGCCGGGAAAGCTCGGCCTTACATGCGCCCGCCTTTCGGAGCATGGAAATTGATATGGTAACGGGTTTCATGATGTTTGGTTCTCCTCTTGATCCCGGCCGGCAAGCAAAGCCGCAGCGGCCCGGTAGCGCAAGTCATCCGGCATCGCGGGGCGGGCGTCCAGGTAGGCCGCACAGATGCGCCGCACGTCCTCCAGGGTGGGGCCTGCGGGGTGCTTCCATAACCGCCGTTGCTTTAACCGACCATAGATGACGGTCGGTTTCCCCAGGGTGACGCAATCGGCCAGCCCATGGGTCGCGAGGGGCTCCATGGCATTGTATAGGCGCCTCACGACGGTCGCGCCCTCCGGCCCTCGCGGGTCCGGGAACAAGCGTTGCACCAGTCGCCGGGTGGTCAGGGTCTCGTCTGGCGCCAGGGTCGCGAGCACAGTCCGCACCTCCCCCTCTAGGGTGGCGTAGCGCTGTCGCCAAGGCACAGCGGGATCAGTCATGCGCAGCCATTCGGCTTGCGTAGTCATGCTAAGTTCTCCTCTTTCTATCCCAGTTTCCGGGTATATTCCACTATGTCGGTTGCTTGGGCCTCTCGCGCTGATCCCTCCCCAGAGGGTCGGTCGCGCGAAGGCGTGGCGCCTGACATAAGGAGGAATACCCGGATTTCAAGGGTTTTATTACATTCTGGCGATGGAAATCGTCATATCAGTCCCATGGCGTGCGCCGCGCGCTGATAGTGGCCTTGCAGGTGCCAGATGGTCCCCCTGTCTACGAGGTAGCGGAACAGGGTCAAGGTATCCTCGTTGTCCAAGTCACCTTGCTCATAGGCCATGATTTGGCCAACGTAGTCGTATGCGACTGGCGCATCTCTGAGATGCTTCTGTGTCATAGGTCGGCTTCTCCTTTCAGGAAATGGTAAACCTCCGGCGGTTCCCGCCCATCCACGTCGTCCGGGTCCTCGGCATAGTGCCGTAGCACGCGACGCATGTTCGCCACCATGGCTGGCGTTACCGTGCCACCATGACGCCGAATGGCGTCCGCGCCCCATTTACTGGCGCGATATTCGATTTCCAGGATTGACAAGCCCTCGCGTGTCGCGTCTGGCGTGGTAGCGAGGTGCCCTGCTTCGTGGGCGAATATGGTCAGCGTCTTATCGTCAATCGGTGGCGCCACGAGCATGGCCTTAAAGCGCCACATTGACGCGGCACGCTCCGCTTGGCTTGGCGGTAGCCAGTCAATATGCCGCACGCCAGCATCCGCGACGATCTTTGCCGCGATGTCCATATGGTTCATTGGTCTTAACTCCTCATAAGGTGGATTGTGACGGCTACGAGGCACAGTGCCCCGTAGCCGCCCAGGATTACGGTCAGGTCACTCAATCGCAGCCCCTAGCAGCCCAGGGCAAAACGCGTCCTCGCCAAAATTGTCCTTAATGATCTGGCGCAAGAGCGTGGGCTTCCAGGCGTCATGGCAGGCTTTGCCATACATGCCGTATATCATGGCCAGTTGCATCCGAACGGCCGCACACTCGCCTTGCAGGTCGAACGCGTGACCACCGAATACATGGCACCAATCATGCCACGCGCGGAACGCGGCATAGGTGGGGGCGTCGAACTCGCAGTCATCCGTCACGTGCGAGGTGACTACCATGCGCCCGGTTTGCAGCATGGTGAGCGCAAGCTCCTCCAGCGTGTTTGGCGGGTTCGGGTTGATGTCGAACCCGTGGGGAAACAAGCGGCCCGCGATGTCGAGCACGGCGGAACGGAATGATAGGGTGTCGGTCATGTCACTCTCCATACGCGATGAAGTTGGCGAGGTAGCCGGTTTCCGCGCGATCCGCGTGACCGGCGAGCGAGACGATAACTCGCCCCTCGTGCGCAAGCTTGGCACGATAGTCACGCGCCTCTTTAGGCGTGGCACTCTCGCCTAGCAGCGCCAGGGTCCAATGCCTTGGCGCGCGGATTATGTATTGATTGCCATTCGTGGCCATGACAAGCATTCTCCTTTGTTCTGTGTTTCCAGCCAAGCGCTGGCGCAAGCTCCACCCTAAGCACAGATGGAGCAAGCGTAAGCGCTAGGCGTGGATAGGTTCGCCATGCGTGACCAGCGCTGGCGCGGGCATGTGGTCGCAGTTGACGAACTCCACGTGTCCGTCAAAGCCGCGCACGTAGACGCTGATTTGTCCCGCTTGCGTGCCTGCATTCATGGCAAGGTCGCGCAGGTCGAGCATGTGTGACCCATCATCATCGTCTACCGCGATGGTAAACACTGAGTTATAGTCAATGTGGACGATGCCGGTTTGAGGATCGCGCCATGCGCCATCCGCTTCGTGCTCAGTGTAGCCGCCGAAACGGTCGAGCAAGCCCTCGCGGAGTGAAAACGTGGCCTCTTTGTGGACACGTGGCAGGATGATTGAAGCCTCACGTATCATAGTTTAAGCTCCTTCAAGGTTGTGGCCATCGCATCAGCCATGCTGCGCCCGTCAAAGGCCCCGGGCGCATGGGCAACGGTTGCCGCGCGCGATTGTTCACGCGCTTTCAGTTGCTCCACCTGTGCGCGAAGCTCACGCACAAGGTCGCGAAGCTCACGCACAAGGTCGCGAAGCTCACGCACAAGGTCGCGAAGCTCGCCATCATCCAATTCGGACAGATCATCGTCGTAGCTATCGTCGAGGTCATCCGCGCGCATAGATGCATGGTCACCATAGTAAAACATGGCGTTACACCTCCCAGGCGAATTTGATGCCGATGACCAGCAGCAGCCCGACAAGGGCCATGATTTCAAACGGTGACACGGTTAGCTCCTTTGTTCTGTGTTTCCAGCCAAGCGCTGGCGCAAGCTCCACCCTAAGCACAGATGGAGCAAGCGTAAGCGCTAGGCTTCAGCGTCTATCACGTCGTCCAGTGTGTCTCCCTCAACATGCTTGCGCGTTGCCGGGTTGGTGAAATGATGATGTAGGACAAGCGCCATCCCGCCCCCGTGCAACCACACGCTGACACTGTGCCATCCCGCCAGCGACATGATAAACCCTGTCACGCCGGTAAGATGGCCCACAATCAGGCTCTTGTGCTCATTGGGGAAATGCCACGCGTGTATGTAATTGCGCACCACGCAACGCCAGCATGAGCGCAAGCGCTTTAGCAGTGGATCAGACAAGATCGGCCTCCGTTTGGTTAGTGTGACGAAACACATAGCCGCGCGCTTCTGCGCGAAAGCGGTCATCTGTGCTGTGTTTGGCCAGTGCAAGCGCCATTGACGTTTGCGCGCTGTAGCCGATAGCGCGCCAATGCTCGAAAGCTAGTGCGATCTCTGCTTCAACGACACGAGGCAAGTTAACCATTGTCATCTTCCCATGGCATGGGCACGCCAGCGAGCCACAGGCACGCCAGATAGGCTATGCCCATGTAGGCCAGACATGCCGCGTTGAACGCGAGCGATAGCATGAGTTAACTCCTGTTTATGTCGCGCACCATGTCGCCACGGCTCGCAAGTGATTGACCTATCGCGCTAACCTGTGCCTATTTGCTGACCTCGATCAACGCAAGCCCATTTGGGCCTCTCATGTGCCGAGCGTGCACGCAATGATTGCATGTCAGCTATGCTAAGCGCGCATAACGACTTAGCATGACAGGTGCAACGCGTGCGCGCGTGCGGATACACAGGATAACTCTACCTGTGCGCGTGGTCGCGCGGGCGCGAAAAGACCGGGGTGGGGGCGGGTGGCCCCCTCGATCGCGGTCGCGCGCGAATTGGCCTAGCAGCGGAAAATCACGCGCCACCCCGCGGAGAACCAGGACTTAGCAAAACCGTCCAAAACAAGAGACAACAGGCTAAGTCCGGTGGGAACCGGGGTTGACCGGCGGCACAGGGCACCCCACCTGGGCGGTCATGGTTCTATCACTGAAAGAAGCCCAGGCGATCATGACGTTGGAGGCAGCCCGCGAGGGCGAGACCCCGATGGACGAGATCGTTGTGTCGGGCACCAAGCTGTCCAAGGAGATGCGGGCACTCACGCCACGCGCCCGGGCCTTCGTTCTGGCGCTGGTCGAACTCGGCGGCAAGGGGCAGGCGCAGGCGGCGCGGATCGCCGGCTACCAGGGCACGGGTTCCAGCCTCCAGGTGACCGCCTCGCGCCTCGCCGCGGACCCGCGGGTGCAGGAGGCATTGGTCCAGGAGGCCAAGGCGTTGGCCCGGTCCTCGTCGCTCCTGGCGGTGGCAGAGACGGTTTCGGTCCTGACCGACGCCAACGCCTCGAAGCGCGACAAGCTGAACGCCGCGGGACGCATCATGAACCTCGCCGGCCTGGAGCCGGAGAAGACCGTGAACATGAAACACACTGTCGAGGTCGAGCCCAGCGCTCGCGAACAGATTGATCGGGTCATCACTCTGGCTCGTGAGGTGGGCGTGGACCCGCGCAAGCTTCTCGGCAAGGCGGGCATCGTGCTCGACGCCGAGTTCCAGGTGGCCAACGACGCCACCGGCCTGGAGGACCTGATATGAGATCGCTGATCCGTCGGCTGCAACTGGACGCCACCAAGGATCAACGTGCCGATCGACTGGTGCTCGGCACCCTGGCGGCGATCCTGGAAGATGGGGTTGCTAAGCTGCACAGGGCAGTGAACCTCCAAAGCGAGGTGGATGCTCTGAAGCAAATCAACGGCGCCATGGCTCGGGCGGTCGCGGAGTATCGCCGGATGGGCGAGCCGGTTCCGTTCCAATGAGCAACGCCGAACTCGACAAGATCATCGCCACCCTAAACGCGGCGAAGACCCGGAAGGTCTACCGCAAGCTCGACTTCTTCGAGCCTTATCCCAAGCAGCAGCAGTTCTTTGATGCCGGCGCGGTCTACCGCGAACGGCTGCTGATGGCTGGCAACCAAGTCGGCAAGAGCTACTGCGGCTCGGCCGAGACCGCGTTCCACCTGACCGGCGAGTATCCCGCGGAATGGCTGGGCCGCCGCTGGAAGCGGCCCATCAAAGCCTGGGCGGTTGGGGAGACTGGCGCCGTTACCCGTGACGTGTCCCAGCGCTTGCTCTGCGGCGAGCCCGGTGTCGAGGAGATGCTCGGCTCGGGCATGATCCCCCGAGAGGCGTTCGTCGAGAAGCCCTCGCTGGCCCGGGGCGTGACCGACGCCTATGATACGGTGCAGGTCAAGCATCTGGCGCCAGATGGCGCGAGCGTGGACGGCATCTCCGTCCTCCGGTTCAAGACCTACGAGCAAGGCAGGCAGAAGCTCCAGGGCGACAGCATTGACTTCTTCTGGTGCGACGAGGAGCCGCCGGCCCCGGAGTATTCGGAAATCCTGACCCGGATCACGGCGACCGACGGCTGCGGTATCATCACCTTCACGCCGCTCCAGGGTATGAGCGCCGTGGTGCTGCGGTTCATCAATGAGGTGAGCGACACCCGGTTCGTGGTCACCATGACGATCGACGACGCCCTGCATATCCCCGCGGCCAAGCGCGCGGCGATCATCGCGGCCTACCTGCCACACGAGCGCGAGGCCCGGGCGCGCGGCATCCCCATGCTCGGCTCCGGCGCCGTGTTCATCACGCCCGAGAGCCAGATCATGGAGCCGGCGATCCAGTATCTGCCCGAGCACTGGACCAAGCTCTGGACCCTGGACTTCGGTATCGCCCACCCGTTCGCCGCGGTCCTGTCAGCCTGGGACCGGGACGCCGACGTGTTCCACATCCTGCACGCCATCCGCATGTCGGACGCCCAGCCCCTCCAGCACGCCAAGGCCATGAAGGCGATCGCTGGCAACATACCCGTGGGCTGGCCCCATGACGGGAACAACCGGGAGAAGGGGTCGGGCGAGACCCTGGCGAAGCTCTACAAGGACGAGGGCCTGCTGATGACCCCCAAGCACATGCACTGGGAGGACGGCGGGGTCTCGGTCGAGACGGGCATCCTGGAGATGCAGCAGCGGATGGCGACCAACAGGTTCAAGGTCGCCAGCCACCTGACGGAGTGGTTCGACGAGTATCGCATGTATCACCGGAAAGACGGCCTGATCGTGCCGATCATGAACGACCTGCTGGACGCCACCCGAGGCGGGATCATGGGTAAGCGGTTCGGCAAGCCTTTGCATCTCATCGGCGGGCAGGTCAGCCGCCGGATGGAGCCGGCACAGGCAGCCGGTGTTGATTTCGACCTGTTCGCCTACTAGATAGGGTCAAACCCTTCCCTGCCCTGTGCCAGGAGCTACCCCATGTCCTATGTCGTCTCCGGCTCCTTCGGCGATGAAACCATGATCGACGCCCCGACATACAAGGTGGACGAAGACGATAACCTGATCTTCCTGACCGGCGGGCGCCGCCCCCGGGAAGTCGGCCGGGTCAAGGCGGGAGAATGGACCGCGGTGCTGCCCGTGGAACCCGAGCCGGCGAAACCCGGCGAGGAGGAATGATGCCCCCAGCGAGTATGAAGAACACGATGCTGTCCCCCGTGTCCGCGGACCTGGGGCTGGGCACCACGCTCGGCACCCAGGTCCAGGACGCGTTGGAGGAGGAGAAGCGGCGCAAGATGCTGCTGGGCCAGGGGACCGGCTCGACCGTCGCTCGTGATCTGGGTCTGGCGCCAATCGGTATGGGAACAACCTACTGATGGCCACGGACGACGAACGCTACAAGCTCTACGAGGCCGGTCACAAGGCGACCGCGCGCGAGGAGTTCCTCGTTGAGGACACCATGAAGGAGTTCAGCGAACTCCAGCTATGGCGAAACACGTTCGCGTCCCAGTGGGAGGAAGCCGCCGAGCTTGTCCTGCCAACCTCTCGCAACACGTTCTACTATGGCAACTTCAACTGGCCCGGCCAGAAGAAGACCGACCGACAGGTGGATGCCACAGGCATGTCCGCGCTCGCGCGGTTCAGCGCTATCCTGGACAGCATGTTGACGCCGCGGAACATGCAATGGCAGCAGATCATCGCCGACGATGAATATGTGATGAAGGATCGTCCGACACGGCTTTGGTTTGAACAAGTGTCACGCATTTTGTTCAAGCATCGCTACAACCCGGTTTCCAATTTCGCCAGTCAAAATCAGAATGTTTACACATCGCTTGGCGCGTTTGGCACGGGCGCCATGTATGTCGAGGAGTATTACGGAGAAGGAACGGGCCAGCGAGGGTTGCGGTATATCAACATTCCGCTTGGGGAACTATTTATTCACCAGAACCACCAGGGCGTGCCCGACGGTTTCATCCGCTGGTATAAGTTGACGGCGCGACAGGCAATGCAGAAGTTCGGCTACGATGCGCTACCGCCAGCGTTGAAGAACGCGCTCGATCAGCATTCTGAGTGGCCCTACAATTTCCTGCACCGGGTTTATCCGCGGAGCGACTGGGACCCGGAACGGGTGGATGGGCGCGGCAAGCCGTTCATGTCGATCCAAATGTGCATTGAGGGGCACGCGCTCGTGGCGCCAGAAGGCGGCTATCGCGGGCTTCCCACGGCGATCTCGCGCTACCTCCAGACCCCAATGGAAGTCTACGGCCGCGGCCCGACCCAACTCGTGCTGCCGGCGCTGAAGACCTTGAATGCGGAGAAGCGCACCTTCCTGAAGGCCGGCCACCGCGCCGCGGACCCGGTGCTGCTGCTTGGTGATGACGGCCTCATGGGCATGTCGCTGCTGCCGGGCGCACTGAACAAAGGCGGCATGACCGCGGATGGGAAGCCCCTCGTTGGCACCCTGCCGGTCGGCGAGATACAGATCACCAAGGAGATGATGCAGGAGGAGCGGGCGCTCATCAATGACACGTTCCTGGTGAGCCTGTTCCAAATCCTGACCGAGACCCCGACCATGAGCGCGACTGAAGTGATCGAGCGCGTGAACGAGAAGGGCATCCTTCTGGCGCCGACGGTCGGGCGACAGGAGAGCGAATACCTGGGGCCGATGACGATCCGCGAGTTGGACTGCCTGTCGCACTTGCATCTGCTGCCGCCGATGCCGCCCCGCCTCCGGGAAGCCGGGGGCTCTTACCAGATGCTCTCCACCTCGCCGCTGGCGCGGGCCATGCGGGCGCAGAACGCCGCGGGCTTCATGCGCACGGTCGAGAGCGTCAAGGAGCTTGTGCAGATCACGGGCGACACGTCGCTGTTGCACCCGTTCAACTTCAAGGTCGCGATCCCGGCCATCGCGGAAATCCAGATGGTTCCCGAAAGCTGGATGTCGAGCCCGGAGGAGATCGCGCAGAAGGATCAGGCGCTCCAGCAGCAACAGCAACAGCAAATGCAGGTCCAGGCCGCGCCGGCCCAGGCCGCGATGATGAAAGCCCAGGCCGTGCAGGCGAAGGCCGGCATGGGTCAGCCCCAACAGCAACAGCCGCCGCAGATGGAGCCGCAGCCGATCCAACCTGGGATGCAGCAATGACGTTCGATTTCGGCCTGCTATTCATGCACGGGGTTCGCGTCTGTGGCGCCTACCTTGATATCGGTCACCATTCCTGGATGATCTGGAAACAGGACGAGTTCTCCCGCTGGGAGTTCAGCCACTGGAGAGACGATGAAACTGCTTACGACCGCGATCGAGGCTCTGCGCAAGATACAGGGCCGGAAGCGAGCCTACCAACTGACCATGCACCAACCGACGGGGCAGATCGTCCTCGCTGATCTGGCGCAGTTCTGCTACGCTTACGAAACAACTTTCGACGAGGACCCGCGGATAGACGCGCGGAAACAAGGCCGTCGTGACGTGTGGCTGCGCATCCAGCAGCACTTGAAACTGACGGATGAGCAACTTTATGAGATCGCAACAGGCGGTATCATACCACCGATGGAGATTGAGCAATGAGTGGCACGCAAACTGACCTGACCGGCGCGACCCCGCCGGCACAGGGGGGCGCTCAGCCCCCTCCGGCTGGAGGTGCGACACCGCCGCCAGCCGCGAATTGGTATGACGGCAAGGCGACCGCGGAGGAGATCGGGCTCTGGCAGAACAAGGGCTGGACGCACACCGATCCCGTGCAGGTCGCGTTGCAGGCGACCAAAGCCTACAATGAGGCCCAGCGCTTCGTGGGCGCCGACCCGACCACGCTGCTGCGGTTGCCCAAAGACCCCGTGGCGCCCGAGTGGAGCGGCGTCTGGGAACGTCTGGGCGTGCCGAAAGAACCCACCGGCTATGACCTGTCCCAGGTGAAGCGTGCCGATGGTTCAGCGATCGACCCGGCTATGGATACCGCGCTGCGCAACGCCGCGCACGCCGCGCACGTGTCCGCGTCGGCCATGTCTGGGTTCGCGTCCGAGTTCGTCAAGTTCGCTGACAGTCAACGCGCCGCCGAACAGTCGGAAGCCGCCGCCAAGCTGGAGACTGAGCGGGGCCTTCTGCGCCAGAACTGGGGCACCAACTTCGAGGTGAACCGCTTCGTCGCGGCACAGGGCGCGAAAGCCCTGGGGCTGGACGACGAGACGATCTCCGCGCTGGAGAAGACCGCCGGCTACGCCAAAACCATGGAGGCCCTGCGGCGCGTGGGCGTGCTGAACAAGGACGACCAGTATGTCGCCAGCGGCGGCTCGGGCTCCGGTATCATGACCCGCGAGCAAGCCGCGAACCGCATGACCACGCTGAAGCAGGACCCCGCTTGGGCTGCCAAGCTCCTGGCGGGCGATGCCCAGGCCGTGCGCGAGTTCAACAACCTCTCGGTGGTTCTCGCCGGTAGCAGCGGGGGCCGGTAATGGACCCGGTGCAAGAGGGCCTGGAGACGGTGCTGAAGCTTCGCGAGGGGGTGCGGTATGTCGTTTATCGCGACAGCCGCGGCCTGCCCACGGGTGGCATCGGCCACCTGATCCAGCCATCGGACAACCTGGACGTGGGCGACGACATTCCGCCGGCCCTGGTCGATCAGTGGTTCGCGGAGGACACGGCCAAGGCCATCAAGGCCGCGATCGAGCAGGCGGCACAGGTGGGCATTCCCAGCGTGCCGTTCATCGTAGCCCTGGCGTCGGTCAACTTTCAACTCGGGACCGCGTGGACAGCAAAGTTTCCTCGCACGTGGAAACTCATCTGCAACCACCAATGGGACGACGCGATCCAGGCGCTGGACGAGAGTGCATGGAATGAACAGACCCCGGTGCGCGTGCTCGACTTCCAGCGCGCTCTGCGAGCACTGAAGACGCCCTCTTGAAAGCTGTCCTGTGCCTGCTTACCTGGCACCTCGACTAGCCCCTTGGTAAGACCCTCTATGTGTAGGGTTTAAGGCTACCGAAAGGTATACACCAGGGCTCGTAACCGCTCAGACCCCGGCAACCCCGGGCGAGCACGCCTGTCTCGGCCCCCGTCATTGGATACGGCCACCTGAACCGCCATCGCTCATCACCAATCAGGGACCATTCCAATGGCCGAACCGACTTCCCAGGGTCTTTACCCTCTTTACACGACGCAGTTTTCCACCCTCCTGGAGTTGAAACTTCAGCAGATGGGGTCGAAGCTGCGCGGCAAGATCGACGAGCGCACCTACGTCGGCAAGATGGCCTCTCCTGTGCAACAGTTGAACGCCACCGCCGCCAAAGCCCCGGTTGGACGCTATTCGGCGTTGCAGCCGGATGACAATGCCTTCACCCGTCGGTGGGTCTTCCCGACCGAGCGCGAGAAGGCGCAGTTGATCGACACCTTCGATGAACTGCAAACCATTGTCGATCCCAAGTCGCAGTATGTGCAGAACGCCGCGATGGCCTTCGGGCGCGCGATCGACGACATCGTGTTCGCCGCCGCGTTTGGCACGGCGCAGACCGGCCAGGATGCCGCGAGCCTGTCGCCGGAGACCTTCAACACCGCGCTGACGACCGCCGCTTCGCCGGGCTTCCAGATCGGTGTGCAGTTTGGCGCCAGCGGCATCAACACGGGCCTGACCGTCGCCAAGCTCATTGAGCTTCGCCGGAACCTGCGGCACTACCATGTGGACATTGAGACCGATCCGGTCACGGTGGTCATTGGTTCGCAGCAGGAAGCCGACCTGTTGAACCAAGTTCAGGTCGTCAGCACCGAGTTCAACGACAAGCCGGTGCTGGTGGACGGGCGTGTGACGCGCTTCCTGGGCTTCGACATCGTGGTGTCTGAACGGCTGCCCTACACCTCCAGCGTGCGGAACTGCTTGGCGTTCGCCAAGTCGGGCCTGCATCTTGGCGTGTGGCGCGACATGCTGAACCGCATCACGATCCGCGAGGACCTGTCGAGCCAGCCTTATCAGGTCTACACGCAGATGATGATCGGTTGCACCCGCACCCAACCGGGCAAGGTGTTCCAGATCACGTGTGCTGACACGACCGGCGGCGACATCACCGCGTAACAATTCTGATCCTCCAGGGCCTCGCGAGGGGCTCTGGATGATCCTTTCGGAGCCCGGCTATGACGCAGACCAACATCGCTTTCTCCCAGTCGATCGTCAATCTCGACGGTTTGACTGCCGCGACCTTCACTTCGGCCCCGACGCAAGCCTCTAACCCGGTGGTGGCGAACACGGCCGGCGAGGGCGCACAGGCCAGCCTCCTGACCATCACCGACAAGGTGACCGTGGCCAGCGGCGACAACACGTCCTCGACGTATTCCATGGTTCGCATTCCGACCAGCGCGCATGTGAAATCGGTGAAGCTTTACAGTTTCACGATCGCGTCGGCCGGCGCCGCGGACTTCAACGTGCGGTTCTCGGACAGCACCACGGATGGCACGCCGACCGCGTTGCAGAGCACCATTCCGCAGATTAGTTCGGCGAACAACAAGTTGTTCGGCGCAGCGCAATCCATCCTGGCGTCGGGGTCCCCCTATGACCTGACCTATGCGAACGCGACCAACTTCCCGCCGGGTTCTGAGAACCAACCCCTGTGGCAGGTCCTGGGCTATTCGACCGATCCAGGTGGGCTATTCGACATCGTGGCCTATGTGACCACTGGCGTCACCACGGGCGGCACGATGATGCTGAAGGTTGACTACACCGTTCCTGGAGCGGCGTAACCACGAGTTGTGACCTGGGCTTAAACGGGCGGAACGCCCGGCCTGCCGAAAGGTGAACGGTGCCCAGGGTAACAAAGGAGTAGCGCATGTCGGTATTTAACACCTTTGGCGTGAACCGCGGACAGCAGCAGAACGGTGATCTCCAGGTCACGTTCGGCACGCTCGATCTCGCCACGATCCAGACCCAGGGCACTTCCCTGGCGACGGACAGCACGAACCTCACGGCCGAGAGCGGATCGCTGACCGCCGCGATGACTTTGGGCGCCACGATCACCTCCGCTGAGATGACGATCATCGGATCGCTGGCGACCACCGCCGCCAACATCGCAGCGGAAAGCGGGTCAATCTCAACGGCTGCCGGCACGGTGACGAACCAAATCTTCGTCGCGGTCAACGCCGGGGCTGGTGTCACCAACCTGAACGTGCGGGAAAGTCTGAAGCTGATCGAAATGTATCTGCTGAGCGGAGCGCCGGTTGGGCAAGTCAACCTGCCGATCCTGTAATGAGCAAGCCGGCCACCGATCTCACCGTGCCAACCGTCATCAATGTCGGGACGGTCGCCTATGCTCCGAGCAAATGCCTAGGCGGGCTGCAAACGATCGCCGTGCTAGACAGCCCCCTTCAGCCGGGTGGCATCCTGAATGAGGTGGACGTGTATTTCCAGGGTGGCAATACCCTGGGTGTCACTGTCTACCTGTTCGGCCAGAACCCAACGAACTCGGTCATCCAGGACGGCACGCTTATCACGATCGCCGCGGCCGACGTGAGCAAACTCGCGCTGCCGCCGTTCACGTTGACGCCCTCCGTGCCCCAGGGCGTGACGTTCTCCGCTGCCTCTCAACCTCTGGCGAAAAGCATCACCAATCGCGACAACGCGCCCGCGACGAACATTTACGCGGCCATCGTGGCGAACTCCTCGATCACGCCGGCCGGCACCGCGGACCTGATCCTTGGCCTGAGTGTGCTTCGCGACGGATATTAACATGCGCCAGACCCAAAAGCTCCTGGCGCTCATTCGATCTAATCTGTATCGGGGTCCTGGTGATATTCTGCCAGGAGCCGCGATGTTTTGCGGGCTCCAGCCTTACAACCGGGCGAACTTCAACAACCCGAGCATTATGACGCTTCGCCGATCGAGCGATAACGCTACGGCAACGTTTGGGTTTTCTAACGGTGCGTTGAACCAAGCGGCTATAGCGGCGTGGGGCGGCGTCAGCGCCACTGGCACGGGGTCGATCTCCGGCTATACGTTGACTTTCACCGGAGGTGTCATCGGTGGTCAGGTGACTGGCGCAAATGTATTGCCAGGAACATTTATCGCATCGGGATCGTCACCTACCTGGACTGTGACCCGCTCTCAGACCGTCGGCAGCACGTCTCTTAGCGTGGCGAATGCTTTGTTTGTGTCGAAAGTCTTTGACCAAAGCGGCAACGGTGCGCATGGCATCCAGAATACGAACGCCAATCAGCCACTGCTTTTGTTGAATGTGCTGGGTAGCAAAAGTCTTCCCGTGCTATCCTCGCTGTCCTCCCTTTCAACTCAATACACGTGGTTGAACATCGCGCTTGCCGCCAATGTGCCAGCTACCGGAACAATCCTACTGGCCGCGAACAACTGGCAATCCCAGAGCACTGGATTTATCGCGGACGTGACCGCATCGCGAAATCTAATGGCTATTGCTACAACTCCATCGTGCGCCATTAACTTTGGCACGGCACTTCCCGGCGCGGTGGTGGTCGGATCGCCGTTCGCTTTGGTTGGCGTTGGCAATTCCACTTCGTCAGTTGTCAATATCAACGGGGCTGAAACGACAGGCAATGCCGGCACCACCGCGGTAAACACGTCGCTTCACATGTTGTCGAACGCCGGAGGGACAGCCGAAACAAATATATTCGTAACGGCTTTTGGACTGTGGGCCGTGGGCGCGTCGGGCGCACAACGGCAATCTCTCGTCGCCGCGTTGCGCGCGGCGGGCGGCTACTGAAAGGTAAAGCTATGTCCTCGCTTCTTTACGCCTATGTAGGCTCCCCAGTTGGCAATGGTGCGGATACAACGGCGGATGTCGTTATCAGTTACACCTTGCCGCCCAACACGTTGGAACTGGACGGGCAATCCGTGCGCATCACCCTCACAGGGGAAGCACAAGCTATCGCTGATGCAAGAGTAGTCAGCGTGGCGCTCAATGGTGTGCCGGAGGTTTCCATGACATTGGCGCCCAATGCCACGATATGGCGCTTGCAAACGGAATTGGTGCGAAACGGAAACACCGATTTGCAACCCACTAAGTTGGGCTTTGACAATGCACCGACGACGCATCTCCAGAAAAGTTCGCCGCGAGCGTTTTCTGGCGATTGGACCCAGCCGGTAGTTATTACCATCACTTGCCAGGACACCATGAACCCGGTCGCTGATGCACTCGACGTGTCGAACTGCCTAATCGAACTGTTGGACTAAAGCCATGAGCAGGATCGCGGTCAAACAAACCATCGTCGCTCCCACTGTGCAGGCCGGCCAGATCATTGGGCCGACCGTGACGACTGGCACGGTTTCGACCGCGACCCTGACCACCAACAGCCTCTACCTCGAATTTGACACGGGGCTGATACCGGACACGGCCACGCTGATCCTGGCGCTGAATGACGTGTTCACCTTCCTGCAATCGAGTGGCAGTCTCGTTGACGATTAGGAACGATCATGAGCCTTGACACGCCCGCCGCGTTTAATATCCCGGAAGACATATGCAACCGCGCTCTGCAACACTGTGGCGTGCGGCGGATTGTGAGCCTGTCGGATACCAGCCAACAGGCGGCGGCGTGCGCGTTCGTCTATGACAAACTCCGGCGCGCGGAATTGCGCCGGAACACCTGGGTCTTCTCGACACGCCGCGCGCCGTTGCGTCCTCTGGCGGCGAACATGACCGGCATCCTGGGCAACTCGATTTACCAGCCCCAGAGCGGCCCGAATACCGGAACCCTGTGGCTGACACCTTCCACGTGGTCCTCCACCGTGACTTATACGCCCGGAGCCATTGTGACCGACCCAAGCGTGCCGGGGCTCTGGTGGACTTCCTACGCCCAGGAGAACCTCAACAATGCGCCCGGGGTGGGCTCGGGCTCCGTTTGGGATGTCTACTTTGGGCCGCGGATCGCCGTGCCTTACGACATGACATCAAGCTACTGGGCCGGCGAACTGGTCTACGTGCAGAACCCGAATACGCAGGCGATCAATGTCTATCGCTCGCTGGTCAACGGGAACGGTAACGGAAACATCCAGGTCACCATCAACACGCAGCCGTCGGCCGGCGCGGTGCAGTCGATCACGACCGTCGCCATCACGTCCAATTCGTCGAACAATCCCTGGACCCTGACTGACTGGAACCCCTTGGTCACCTACAACCGCGATCAGGTGGTCATGTATCAGTGGGTGCTCTGGCGCTCCGCGATCGAGCAGAACGTGGGCAACCCGCCGCCAGGATCGAACAGCCAATGGATTTCCTGCGGGCCTGTGGACGCGCCCACGGTCGCCCTGGCGTCGAACATCAACTGGCTCCCGATCCAGGCCACGGTGCAGTCGGGGATCGCGGAATACCCGATCGGCTCCGGCCCGGTGCAAGAGGCCAACACGCGCAACGCATTCCCGTTGCCGTATGGTTTCCTGCGCATGGCGCCGCAGGACCCTACCCAGGGCGCGGTCTCGTATCTCGGGGCGCCCGGCGGGCTCACCTATTCCGACTGGGTGCAGGAGGCCGGCTTCCTCACCTCGCGCGAGAACTCGATAATCTTGCTGCGCTTCATCGCGGACATAACGAACGTCTCGAAGATGGACGATATGTTCTGCGAGGGTCTCGCCGCGCGCATCGCGTTTGAAATCGTTGAGGAACTGACCCAGGACCCTTCGAAGAAAGCCAGCATAGCCGCGGCCTATAACCGAACGATGGGCGAGGCGCGGATCGTCAACGCGGTGGAGAGCGGCACCGATCAACCCCCGGAGGATGATTACATATCATGTCGAGCGTGACACAAATTCTGCCATGGCTACATCAGACCAGCACTGCCCCCGACCTTGGGGCCGAGAGCGTTCATCAAATCGTGCCGGCTCCAAACCCAACGGAGTTGGAAGTGGAGAACGCTGCATTGAAGGCGCGGGTCGCGGAGCTTGAAGCGGAACTCGCCGCGGTGCGGGCGGCGCTGAAGGCCACATAGTCATGGGGCAGGCTTCGTTCACCCAGAACTCTTTCCTTGGAGGCGAGTGGTCCGCGTTGATGCAAGGCAGGTTCGACCTGCCAAAGTATCGCACGGCCATGAACCTGTGCTCCAACTTCATTCCGTTGGAGGAAGGAGCCGTTGAGCGGCGCTCCGGCACGTTGATGCTGGCGCCTACTCGCCTGGGCTACGCGGCCAAGTTGATTGGCTGGGCGCCGACCCAGAGCCTTCCATACCTGCTGGAGTTCACGGACAGCAACCTGCGGTTCTTCTACGCGGGCGGGCTGGTGACCGATCCGGCCCCGCCGACGGTGACCGGCGTGACGAACGCCAATCCTGGCGTCTTTACCGTGGGCGCCGCGGTCTCCTGGTCAACGGGCGATCAGGTCATGTTCCTGTTCCCGTCAGGAGTGTTCCCGGGCACGTCCACTGGGCCGCTACAATACCGTCAGTTCACCGTGACGATGGACAGCACCACGACCTTCACCCTGAAAGACGCGGTGACCGGCGCGGCCATATCTGGCGTTGGGCTTTCCTTCGTCTCCGGGCATTACCCGCAGGTCGCGCGCATCACGACCCTGACCAGCCCGTTCGTCGCGGCCTCGCTGCCTTACATGCGCTGGATACCGTTCACGAGTGCGCAAAACATCACCGAGGGCGTGCTCCTCGCCGTTGGTCATCAACCCCAGCTTCTCTCGGCCCAGACACTCGGCGCCGGCACGACCACGTTCGCCATGGCGGCAGCGTCGCTCACCGATGGGCCATACCTCGATCCCGTCAACGGGGAGGTGGCCACGATGACCGCGGGCTCGGGCACGCCGACGATTGGCCCGGTCTACAACGTGGATTGGACCCCCGCCAGCGGTTCGCTCGGCCGGTATAACACGGGTGACATCGTATCGTATCAGGGCGCGGTTTACATCAGCACGACAGGCGGCATCGGCGGCACGAACGTTAATAACGTCCCCGGAACCAACTCCGCTTGGGTCTTGTGCGATCCGACGCTCGTGAACTCCAGCCCGCCCTATTTCAACACGTGGACAAGCGGCGGCTCCTATACGGCGTGGAACGGCAGCGGCAGCGGCTCGACCGTCTACTACAACGGGCAATACTATGTCGCCGTGAACCGCGGCACACACTCGTTCGTCGGGTCGGACACGCCCGGCGCCAACCTGGGGATCACTGAAAGTTGGGCGCCGGTAAACTTCGCGCAGATCAGCGAGAACATCACCGGCATTATCACGATGGAGTTATCATTCGCGACATGGAGTTCGCTGACGACTTACGCCGAAGGCGACACCGCGTCCTATGGTTCTGGCAACTACATCAGCCTCGTCAACGGCAACCTGAACAACGAGCCGGATATAAGCACGAGCCAATGGGCAACGGTGCCAAATGCCGGGCTCGCGTTCGGCCCGGATGGGGCGCAGTCTGGCGACGTTGGGCGCCTGATCCGCTTGTTCTATCAGCCACCTGTCTGGCAGCAGGGCGTCACGTATGTCGCCGGTCAGTCCGTGACCTATGGTGACCCAGCGGCCTATTACACGGCCCTGGAGCAAAGCACGGGCGCCGCGCCGCCGGTCAGCCTGAACCAATGGCAGGCCGCGGCCGGGGCGGCTTACTGGGTGCCCGGGATCGTCACGGCGATCCATTCCGCCACCTCGATCGACGTGCAGTTGAATGGCTCGCTCACCGATGCCACCCCGATCACCCTGTATCAGGCCGGCGTCTATACCGACACCAATTCCCAATGGCCCACCTGTGGTTGCTTCTACCAGGGCCGGCTATGGTTGGCCGGGGCCGTGCCGAACCGGGTGGACAGCAGCGTCTCGGACGACCCGCTCACGTTCACGCCGACCGCGACTGACGGCACCGTGGCCGACAGCAACGGCATCAGCTTCGTGTTCAACTCGGACGATGACGAGACGATCCTGTGGATGAAGGGCGTGCAACAGGGCATCCTCGTCGGCACGCGCTCGCGCGAGTGGATGATCTCGGCCAGCACGACCAATGACCCGATCACCCCGGCCACCGCGGAAATCAACCCGGTGACCCACTACGGCAGCGCGTTCGTCGAGCCGAAGACCACGGGTCTGGCGACGGTGTTCGTCCAGAAGTTCCAGCGCCAGATGCTGGAGATGGTGGCCAACGTGTTCTCGGGCAAATACAACGCCCCCAACCTCGCGCTGACAGGGCGGCATATCACCGCGCCGGGTATCGCGGAGATCGCCTACCAGGAGGAGTTGGCGCCGGTTATCTGGGCGCGCATGAATGACGGGAGCCTCGCGGGCTGCACCTACCGGCGCCTGTCGGCCATCCAGACCGACAACCCCGTGCTGCTGAACGAGCCCAGCACATACGCGGCATGGCACCGCCATTCCCTGGGCTCGGGGCGCACAGTTACCAGCATCACCATGACGCTAACGCCAGACACGACGCTCGACCAGTTGGCCATGGTGACGGAGGACGCAAACGGCGTGCATTACGTCGAGGTCATGATGCCGCTGGCCGACGTGGACAGCACCCTGGAGACCGCGTGGTTCGTTGACAGTTCCGCCGGCCCGTCGAGCCAAACGATCGCGGACAGCAACACCGAGGTTATCTTCTACGGCTACAATCAACTCGCCGGCCAATCGGTGGACGTGTGGGCCGCGGGCCTGGACTGTGGCACCTACACCGTCGGGTCGGATGGCTCGGTCACCGTGCCGATCGGCGCCGCCAACGGGCTGTTCACGCTGACCCTGGCGCAGAGCTATGACGGCGCGATCCCAGCCGCGATCGGGTTCGCGTTCACCTCAGAGGGCCAAATCGTGCGCCCGGCCACGCAACAGGACACCGGGTCCCGGATCGGGCCGGCACAGGGCGAGACACGTCGGGCGCATATGTTCAGCACCATGCTGTTCAATACCCAAGGGATTTCTTTCGGGACTGACTTCGATCACCTCTATCCGGCGCAGTTGTCGGCCTATGAGAGCGGTCCCATATACCCGGTCACGCAACTGTTCACCGGCATCCATTGGGACACCGTGGCCGATAGCCCCAGCTTTGACGGTATGCTGTGCTGGCAGGTCTCGCGCCCCTACCCGGCGACGGTCGTGAACATTGGCGGATGGGTTCGCACCGCGGAGCGTTAGATGGCGTTTTCGGCACAGGGCATTGCATCGGCTTCGGGTTCGCTTGGCGGCGCGGTCAGTGACATCGCGAACGCCATTGGCGCGTCCTCGACCATTGCTGGAGAGGAAGCCGCGGCCCAGGGCTTCGGCCAAGCCGCCACGATCGCCTACGAGAACAGCCAACAGGAGGAAGCCGCCGGCAAACTCCAGCAGGTCCAGAACGCCCGGCAGGTCTACAAAGTCGGCAGTTCGGGTATCGCCGCGGCTGCTGGCAACGGTTTGAAACTCGAAGGCAGCGCGGCCTCGATCCTGCGCAACACGTCGGCCCAGGGCGCCATCGCCAGCCAACTAATCGGGACCCAGACCCAGATCGAAGTCAACAGCTACATAAGCCAGATGCAGGCGGATTACGCCGAACAGCAGCAGGCCGAAGATGCGGCCAACGCCGCGAAGGTCGGGAAGCTTGGCGCGCTGATCGGCGGCGGGATTAACGCGGTCACGGGTGTCGCCCAGATCGACATGATGGCGGCGGGATAAGGAGCGGGCCATGGCT